TTAGATGAATATATGCCTTGACCTGATGAAATATTATATGAATATATACCTTTTCCAGTTGAGGAATTATGAGAATAAATACCTATTCCAGCTACATCATTTACTGAATGAAACCCATAACCAGTACTTGAATTAGATGAGTGAATCCCAGTACCTGTTGATGTATTAATAGAATTAATACCGTAACCTGTTGATGAATTATTTACCCCTACTCCTTTACCAGTGGATGTATTGTTTACTTCAACACCGTTTGATGGACCTGTACCAGAATGATTAACAATTTGACTCCCTGTAAAAGTATTCCCTCCTGCTAAATTAGCTTTTAAATCCAAGCCATCTTGCTGCAAGCTTGAAATAGGCTTATCAGCATCACTTGTATTATCAACGTTTCCTAATCCAACGTCTCCTTTTGCTAAAACAACATCTCCTATTTTACCCGCTACACTTAGAACTTTATCTGTATTATCTATCTTCGCCCAACCAGTAGCTGTTTTAATAACCCAATCATTTACTTTCCAGTCTGTAATTCCTCCAATATTAGTAGAACCTTCAACAGATACTATCCAAAAATATCCTGTTTCAGTTGTTCCACTTATATCAGGGTCGTTTGTATCAGCGTCCCAGTTTCCTTGAGGTAACAAACTACCTTCTAAAGCTAGAATATCAGCCTTTAATTGTTTACCTTGTTCAGCCGATAAAGGAACTCCTGTTCCACCATCTGTTACGTTATTTACTATATCAGTAAAATTAATTTTTAAATCAAGTGCGGCTTGAAGTCCTATAATCTCAGATATTTGAGAAGTAGTTAGTTTTTTCCAAGCTGACGAACCATAGTAAACTACGTCGCCTAAGGCAAAAACAATAGAACCGCTACCTAAATCTCTAGTACCACCAACACTTACCAAATAAACGTCACCCCCTATACCTACACTATCGGATAAACTAGGGTCATTTGTAGAAACATCCCAACTCCCCTTAAATCCACGTAGCAAAGGGATAGATACTTTTCCAGCATTATCAGTTCCTTTTTGAATAACCGCAATCTCGGTAGATGCAGTAATATCAACCTGCTCCGTTAACTCGGAAGGAAGTTTGCTATTTGTTATTACTGAATTTATCCAAGTAGTATGTTGTTCTACTATTGCCTCTAATTGTGCCTGTGTCATAACTTTAATTTTTTATTTTTAAATATCCTTGTGAATCAGCTAAAATAAGGCTTGGAATTTCAAGCGTATTTGTACTGAATGTCTGTCCTATTCCTTTTGATGTATAAACCGCATTTGCTTTTGTCATTTTAGCGGTTACCCTATATTGATTACTCCCAATCAATCCAGTAATCTCTGGGCTCTCTTCTTTAACATACTGAACTCCGTTCAAAAATACAAATTTATGTGACAAAGCCTGTACAACTTTTCGCATCATTTGTTTTGGCATTAACTTAAAAGCGATTGTATCGTTCTCATAAGTTTCTGCGTCTATTAAATAAGTCTCTGAATCAGTACGCTCTGACTCTGTTATATCTCCATATCCTCCACTAAAATATTCTATTGGCATACGAATTTTATTTTTTATTCCAGTTGCGTAAAATATATCTGTATTATCGTCATTATAGTATTCTATATAAACACTACCTTCCTGAACCTCTGATATATATATTATTTCACTCAAGTATATTTGCTCATAAAATGTAGTATTGTCATCTGTTTCTGATATATTTATTTGAATCTTTCTATTGCTAAATAAAGACATATCTACTATAAACTCCCATATATCGTAGGACTCTAAGTTATAAATACTTAATACCTGAACCGTAGCGTCAATACCAGTGTAAGCTATATTTATAACCAATACGTATGCTCCTTTAGATTTGTCGTAAATTATATTTACAATCTGAAACCATCCTCCATTTAAAAATATATAATTACCAATAACCCCCCAAGCTGGTAAAGAGCCATTAAGAGTATAGCTTTGAGAAGGAGAGTAAGGAAGCCCTGTTTCTGGATTGTATTTTTCACCACTAATAAAGAATATACCAGTTTGAATACCTAAGTCATCAATATTATACATTGTAGCGTCTCTCATATCTTTTAAACCAGTATTGCTTGACTTTTTAACCGCTGTTAATTCTGTTTCCGTTTCGTCCTCTTCAATAATAGTTACTGTCACTATATTGTAGTTTGTTTTAATCTGAGTTGTAATTAAATCACAGTTTTGGAATAATTGATAGTATTCTAAAGCATTTTCAGTATAAGGTAATTGACAAGATAAAGTATTCTCATCATTTTTATAATCCCCACAAGTACCCCATTGAATATATTTAGAAAATCTTATTGAGTTTGATTTACTAGGTAAATCAGAGTATGGTATTCTTTCGCCTACACCATTACCTTCAAAGTTAGGAATACTTAGTAAAACAGATACCTTACATCCTAATTGGTCTTTTACATATATAGTATAATCCCCTTCAAGTATTCCAGTATAAACATTCTCAGTTATATAAGTACTATCATCTAAAGAATAAGTTAAGTTTAGTCCATATTGATTTTCTACATATATTGTTATTGTTGCTCCAGAAGGAGAATTTATATAAGTTACATCAACTCCTGCTGAAACCAACCTATCTGGCGTCGTTACTTGATGAGTTAGTGTACTACCTGCTCCATTATCTAATAAAATATTAAATGTATTGTTTCTAATCCAATCAAATAATATAGGGTTCGCTGAATTTACAATAGAAACACCTCCATTTATCTTGTAGCTCGTAGCAAGTACGTTAGTTGTTAAATTAACAACAACATTATCGCAAGGGATTAACGCCTCACTAAAAATTTCAGAATTTACCGATATAACTGCTGCATCAGCAGAGTTATCAAAAACAGCATCTACAACGCCAGAGTCATCAGTATATAATAAAGCGGTAAAAAAGTCCTCTTCTGGATATTCTATTGTAAGTATTGTATTTGATTCGTTTATAATAATATCAAATAAGCTAGAAGCATTATAGTCGGCTTGTATTGAATTAAATAAAGAAAGCAAAGTAGCTTCTTCTGTTGCCTCAATTTTTGTTTGATAGTTGGTTGTTCTCTTTTCAACAAAATCTTCCGTAAATGCATTAACTCCGTAATTTGATTTAATTATTAATGAGTTTACGGTTGGTATTCCTGTTAATGTTAATGTTATCCTACTTGGCATAATTCTCTATTTGTTAAATTTCTTTAATGTCCATTTCCCTACTCCGTTTGGCGATAGCTTATCTAAATAACCTTCCTCAATTTTACCGTCTTCGTTCTTAAAAGAAACAAGACCATAAAAATTTGGTATTTGTTTTCCCAAAATTAAGGTTTTTCCCCGAACTTTTTGCAATAAATTATAATCAACTGGAAAATCAAATTCAACAATCTCTCCGTCCATCCTTGCTTTCTCAAGTTCTTGGTTCTGAATATTTCCATTTTCAGCGTAAGAAACCCCTCCGTATTCTGGGTACATACTAACTTTTAATTCAGTTACTAACCCGCTATTTGCTACTGAACTACCATATCTTATATAATCAAAAGGATATTTTACAAATCCAGAAGCAACTCTCCATCCGTGTCTTAATAAAATATTAAATGGAGATAACCTTAAATTTTGCGCAGTTGGGGGGTCAAAAACTCCTGTTGGCTCTACCTCAAAATCATCTTGCCATAACCTTTGCTGAAATACATCATTAAGTCCTTTTTTCATATCAACAAGCCATATAGAGTTATCGTACTTAGTGTCATCAGTTGGGTAATTACTTTTTTGAAATCTTCTTGCAAATTCCATCCCGTAAGAGTCTGCTCTATATTTTGATATTGCTATATATGTTTCCTCAATTTTATTTATTACAGTAGTAAAATTTGTTCTAGTATTATATTCATCAAGCCCAATAGCCTCTTCATAGTCACCACCTTCATCATACCCAATATCTAACGCTGAACTAAATGCATCTTTATCAATAGTCCTTTGAACGTTACTTACTTGTATGTACTCAAATTTACCATTCACAGTTTTACCTAACCTAATAAGTATTTTATCGTTATAAAAATAATCTAGTTTCTCTATTCTAAAAAACTCTTTAAAACCAATATTCTCTATACTAGCACCAAGATTCCATACATTAAAATATGCTTCGTAAAAATCCTTGAATGAAGTTGATAATGACTTATATCTATTTTCATCATTTATCCCTGGAGTATCTTCTTTACTAAACCCTCGAACCCAAAATCCGTGCATTATTCCCGTAAGAGACGCAATTCCGTCATTTGAGTAGTCATTCATTTCTGCTCTTCCAAAAGCGTTACTAATTAAAATATCTTTTTGGTCTGTTAATAATTCTAAAAATCTATTGCAAACCTCAAAAGGAAGGTGCACTTTATTTACTGTTGGGTTAAATGTACTATATTCTTCTATTTTTATAGTTGTAATTATATTACTAAAATTAACGTACATGTCTCCCCTAGAAAAAATATCTCCAAAATCAGCTTCCGCATAAACTTGAAGTGATAAACTTTCTCCTTTTAATAGAGTTATTTGTTTAGTGATATTTATTGTTACAAAAGGAGTTACTACGCTATTACCAGTAAAAATAGTAGATGTTAAATTTTCTCTAGTTTTTAAATTATAATCCGTACTATTCTTAAACGTAGTCAAAGTTAAGTACATTGAGGAATTAGATAAATCATTACTACCAGCGTCTGCTATATCAAATGAACATTCTATTTCAACGTTTAAAGTTTTATCTCTATCGTTATCAGCGTAAAACATTTCTTCAACTCTTCCGTTTTCTTCATCCCCGCTTGGTGCACCTTTTCTAAATGATAAATCCTTTGGAACCATCTGAGTTTTAATATCAGAAGAGTAAATTTTTGTTACTGGGATAGCGATTAATCCAAATCTTCTATTCCCGTCGTTATACTCAACTCTAAAAATATTAGATGCGCTATTTTTTGCCTCAGTTTCAAGCAAAGTTTTTAGGAATATATTTCTACCTTGTAAACTTACTTGTTTAGGCTCTAAATAAGGTACTACTTTACCGTCTAAAGTTTCTAACCTATCTAATTCTATTTTTTCGTTTTGCCTAGCCTTAATAACTCTTAAAAGACCGCTACTAATAAATTTAATAGACATACCTCCATTGAATTTAATATATGTAGTTAAATCTAAGAAACCACTGTAAGACAATTCCCAAATATCAGTAATAGGATTTCTTTCTTCTTTGATTAAAATTAAATCAGCGTTTACCCCGTACTCTTTATAAATACTCTGAATAAATAAAGAACCATCATTGTAGAATTTTAAGTTATTTGTCATCATAGGGAAAATACCGTGAAATGCCTTGTCACGAATAAACTCAGTATCATCGTCTCTCCAACCAACAGGCTCTTGTATTGTTTGAGTTCCCGTTGGGTTATGAGATAACTTGTATCTTGTCCTATCGCTATATATTGGCTGTATTAAACTCATTATGATAAATATTTAGATTTCCAAAGTTCGTGTGGTATATCAATCTTTTGTGTTTTAACAAATGTATTAGACTGAGAGTTTTTAACCGCTTTTGTATTTCTTATCATTTCGTCAAGCATCCTTTCGTCAAGTTCCCTTTGACTCATAAGCATACCGTCTATATTTTTTTGATTCAAACTAATACTTGCTAAAAGAGTTGAGGAATGTAGTAAGCTACTCATATCGCTAGGTGCTTGACTATTGAATTTATCAACAGAAGGAAATATCTCAGAACCTTTTGGAAGATTCATAACGGTATCAGTATTGGGAGTTAGTATAACTTTCCCGTCAGGAGTTCTAACAACTTCGTGCTTTCCTCCGTCTCCAACTAAAGCTGGTCCATCGTGAGTCATAGTTCCACCATCAGCAAAAGCTGGTAAAGGTTGAGCTAATACCGCAGCTGCTTGTAAAGCACCTAGTGCCGCTATAACAGGAATCATAGCAAGTCCAAATATTAATCCTTCGGCTGGTGCTCTTGAAATTGCAACTGCCGTATTAATAGCAATATCAACAATAGCTTGAGCCTTGTTAAATATAGCTTGTTCTCTTTGTGCTTTTCTCTTTTTCTTTTCTAATTTTTCTCTATCTTTTTCTTGCTGTATTGCAAGAAGTCTTTGTTGTTCTGAGTCACCTTCGGCAAGTGCAAAAAGAGTAGTGTACTTATCTTGGTTGGCTTGAATTTCAGCATCTATCTGAGCTATTTTTCTATCAAATATAGAGTTACCAATATCAGCAACAGCGTTAGAGTATTTTCCTAAATATTCTAAATCAAGGTCTAATTGGTCTTTTTTATCTAATAACTTTTTACCACTCTTATCTCTTCCACCTGGTCTTGAAGCGTTTAATGCGGCAATATCTGCTAACAACCCTTTATTAAATTCTTCCGAACCTTTAGCAGTACTCATTAATGCGTTCTTCTCAGCAACTAAAATATCTATCCTAGCATTAGATGCTTCAATAGAATTGTCGGTTATTTTATTATCTAATTTTATTTTCTCATTAGCACCTATCTTACTTTCCTCAAATATCTTTCCTTTGTTTTTGCTTTCAGCTTCCCAAACAGCCTTTCTTTTCGCAAAGTCTTCTTTCGCTAAATTCTCAACTATATCAAACTCCATTTGCTTTAGCTTCAAGGTTTTTTTAACCTCATCGCTAACACCTTTTATTTTCTCATCAATAAGCTTCTCGTTTATCTTAAATATATCATCTGCGCTTTTTTGTTGTGCTAATTTAATTTTATCAGCAGTTTCTATTTCTAAATCAGCTATAAATTTAGCTCCTTCTACTGCTCCTGTTTTTTTGTCAGCTATACTTTTTAGTATTCCTTTTTTTTCTTCCGCAGATTTTGCTTCTATATTTTCAATCGTATCTGCTAGTTCAAGTGCTAATATCTCTCTAAGCTTACCTGTATTAACTTCTAGCAAACGCAATCTATTCTCTATACTGGTTTCGTCTGCTTCAATAACTTTATTATTAAAAGCTATTTGTTGTTCTAGTTCTCCAATTTGTATTTTTCTTTTTAAGTCAGATATTAATCTTAATTTCTTTTGATTTTTATCTGGGTCTTCTTTTTCTTTTTCAGGCTCTTTTGATTTTGTAGCTATTAATCTAGTTGCGTCTAAAATAGCTTGATGTTTTTGAAGATTTTTATTTGCACGCTCTAATTGTTCATTTAAGTCCTTGTACCTTTTAGACTGTTCGTCATTTCTTAAAATAATGAATTGCATAATAGGTAAGTGGTTAAATTTACCTTTTTTATTTATTCTTTTTTCCCAAGGCAATCCTACATCTTCTATCTTCTTTTTTAATTCAATAATTTTATTCTCGTCTTCTTCAACTTGAGCATATCTTTGAGCAAACCGCTTAGAAGCATCCTCTTGTTCTAACAAATGAAGTTCGGTATTGTAATGTAATTTTCTTTCTACTGCCAACCTTAATTCATCTTCTGCTATTTCATCGTTTATATTTTTATCAACCTTCTTTTTGGCTTTAGCTATATCAGCATCTATCTTAGCCAAATTATCTCCGTTCTTTCTCCTAAACTCTAAAATATCAGAAGCATTATCTTTTATTGCTTTTGTTTCTGCGTCGAACCAAGTTTGAGTCATTTTATTTTTAAAAAAACTTTCTGAATTAAATATTTTATCTAAACCCCTAGCAAGTTGCTCTCCTATCTCTAAAATACTTTTAAATACTTTTTTAATAATACTATCTCCTTCTGTAATTCCTTTAACAAAATTTTGCCAAGCGGTTATCATCCTATTTTCTGCGGCTACTAAAGTATCAATCTTGTCAACCGTATCTAATCCAAACGCAACTTCAACTGCGTCAGCAAATCCTGGCAATACTTCTGCTGATAAAACTTCTCCCTTTTTAAGCATTTCATCTAGTTTAGGTAAAGTAACCCCTAAAGACGCAGCCATAATACCAAAAGCACCTGGCAATCTCTCACCTAATTGTCTTCTTAATTCTTCCGTTGTAACCTTGCCTTTAGAAAGCATTTGTTCTAATGCTAAGAATATACCCCCAAGCTCATCTGTTCTTAAACCTAGAACAGCACCAGCCTTAGCCATTGTTCCAAATATCTTCTGAGTATCTTTCATTGCAACTCCTGAGTTCTTAGCAGCAGCTGCAAACTTTATAAACCTACTAGTTGTCGAAACTAAATCAAGACCTAAGTCCGTTGATATCTTTAACATAAATCTCATATTCATATTAGCTTCCGCTATATTTTTAGAAGTTTTTTCTAAAGCAAATTTCAATGAGTCAAATGTTTTAGCTAAACTAAAAATATGTAAAGCAAATTCCTTAACTTTTTGAGCAATCAATAAGATACCCATAGCTTTTAAAGCAGAATTTACTCCAATAATTGATTTAGTTTTGTTTTGTATCGCTCTAGTACTCTCTTCAGTTGCTATTGTGCCTCTTTTATTAGCCAAAGCTTTATTTATAATAGATTGTGTAGCTGTATTATTAGCTGCTATTAATTTATTTAAGGCTTGTATCTCTTTTACAATAGCTTGATTATTTCCTATTCCTGTTGTAGATTTAGCACCAGCACTATTTACGGCAAGAATTTTTCTATGTAGTGTATCTAACTCAGCGGTAGCGTTTTTTATTTCATCTATCGCTTTCTGCGAAATTATTATATCAACTTGTCCAGCCATAATATATTATTTTTTGTTTTTTATTTTCTCAATCTGTTTTTTTACGTCCTTTGATTTTTCCTCTGCTCTAATTACCATAGCGCACCATTCAATTAACGGGCATTTGTAAATATCAATCGTCATTGTCAACGCCTCTTGCAAAAGTATCTTTTCTTTTATTATGTCAAATTTAGCGTTTTTTGTTGTAACCTCGTCTGGTTTTAAAATATCTGCATAATTTGATTTTTTAACATTAACCTTAGTAGTAAATCCTTTTATCTTGTTTTTCAGCCATAGAAGGTACTCAGCCCTTATTTTCTTGCTTGTTATTTCTTTTTCAAAATAAAATCCCTCATCTTCTTTAAAATATACCACAAACTCATTAAAAAGAATATTCTCTAATTTAATTTCAGTTAAAACATCAAAACTTGAAGTTAGTCTAAATAGCTTTGTTTCAAGCTTACTAATCTCATTTAGTTTTCTATAATATTCGCTAGTTTTAATGTCGTTTGTATATTTAATTCTTTCGTCATAAATTTCCTTATACCTAATTGTTAACAGAGATGATTCTTCTTCGGTTATGATTATTTTTTTATCAGAACGAAATTTTTTGTAGAACCAACGCATATCCATTGTTTCTGCTATCTTGTAGAAGTTAAAAACTGGAATATCCTCAAATCCTATAAAACTTTTTCCTTTTGACATTATTTTACTATATGATTTTTAAATCTTGTTTGTAATCTTGGTGCTAGTATATCATACCTCATTGTATCGTAATATTTTTTTGAAATACCTAGAAGATGATTGCTTGTAATAAAAAATGATTTTTCAGTCAATCCCATTCCCTTACTAAAAAAATCTATTTTATTGTTTTTGTAAGTTATAAAAATTCCATTAATAAAATCACCACTCCAATTAAAGTTATAAGCAGAGCCTGCTGTCTTTGGTTCATTTGGCTTTCTTTTTGCTGTCTTAGCCCATCTTTCAGTAAAAGTAGAGTATGTACCTACGAGTTTATCGTTTTTATTAAGTCCTTGTGATAAATTTATTTCATTTAGTTCAATAATTTGCCAAGCACTATCTTTAACCGATGCTTCAACCTGCTTATCAACATTGAAAGCTTTTAGCCTTCTTTTCATATCTATAACATTCCATTCAGACATACTATTTTGATATTAAAAAATCCTCTCCCCATATTGAGAAGAGGATTTAATTTAAAATAATTATTACTTATGCTACAACAGCAACTAAAGAGTTACTTCTATATAACTCACTAGATACAATTACAACGTTTTCAACCGCTGACGCATCCCATAAGTTTAATGTAATTGTAGATGATACCAAAGCAGATACCGTCAAAGTATAGAATCCGTCTCCGTCGTCTGAAATTCCCGATGGTGTTTCTGGTGTTGTACCTACAAGATACTTGAAGTTCCCAACTACTAATCCTTCGATGCCTGTTGTTTTATCAGAAGCTAAAAATGCTTTAACCTTCAAGGTAACATCACCAGAAGTTGGTACAACAACTCCGTCAGAATTAGCATAAGATAAATCAACTCCATTAATCCCAGATACATCTGAAATTGGGAATAAATTTGATGCTAATACAACAGCGTAGCTTGTATCAATCTGATTTCTGTCTACTAATTGAAAAGTAAAAGATTTTTTTTCTGTTTCCGTAGCCGTAGCTGGAACCGTGATTGCTGCAAGAGTTTGTCCTGCCGAAAACCCAGTATATTCTGAATCAGTCGTGACTGCGAATTTCCAGTTTCCATTAACGTCTCCTAATATCCAGTTGATATTTCCGAAACCTGTTAATTTTGCCATTTCCTTGTAGTAGTATTGACCTTTTTTCATAGTCAACATATACTTAGGAAGTCCTTTTAACGTTAATGCTTCAACTCCTAAAGGAGAAGTTTCTAACGTATCGTCTGCTATACTTGGTTCAGAAGAGAATGCATCCATTAAAGGAATAATATCCCCTTTTTGAACAAGCCCATCAATATACGATTTAGTGATATCAGTTGTTCCTGGAATTTTAACTCCTTTTTTGATACCAAGTGCGTGTATTACTAGACCAAACTCTACGTCACAACCTAAGTCGCCCGTGTTTATTGATTCACCTCCACAACCCGCAGATTTAGAGGCGATAGTGTTTATTACTGCCATTTTAATATGTTTTTATTGATTAATGCATCCGACTCTTTTTTGTTCCCCTTAAAAATATCCCCTATCTTATATAGAGTACCTCCTGCCGTGAACTGAATAAGAGCGACTGCAACTTTGTTTTTTGATTTCTTAATTGCCATAATTAATTGTTTTTAGACATTTAATATTCGATTTAAACCTTACCTCGATTGTAAGTTTGATAGCATCCCAAATATCTATCGTTCCGTTCTTGTCGCTATCCGCTGAATAATTAGGAAATTTCATAATTTCCCAAGCATCATTAGTTCTATCTGTGATAGTAGATACCGTAAGACCGTGCACTAAATAGTTAGTTAATGGTTGTAAAACTAAATCAAAAGATTTTATATACCTTTGGTCGTTAAACAAGTCTTTCCTAGTTTCTCTAGTTGCGATTATAAAAGTACATTCTTTAACTACTTCTTGACCTAAACTACCCTCGTAGTTGTCTGGCGAAGGAAGTAGCCATATTAAAGGATAAGAGTCCTCTTTCTTTAATTGTATGTATCTATTTAACTCATCTTCGTCTCCCCAATGAAATTTAGCTTTCGCTAGTAATGATGGGTTAAGTTGAATAGAAGGAATAGTACCTACAATCGCTCTTATCACATGTTCTGTTACAATCATATCCCGTATGAATTTTGTTGAGCATAAAACTTAAACTCAAAGTCTGGAAACGCTGTTGAGTCTAACTCATTAGAATCTATTAAAAACTGATATAATGAAACTGTTGTTTTTTCTGAACCGTACCAATCTATACCTTGACTACCAAATCCATTAACTGAAATTTGTGTCGTAGCTCCGTTATCTGATTGATATTGTTCTAAAAAACTTCTATATGCCTTTATGAACTTTGGTGTTGCATCGTAGTTTGTTGCATTTTTAGAATCATTACGTACTACTCCAACAGTAGCAAATGTTTCATTATAATTTCTAAGATATTCAGTATAGACGAAAAAAGCAATTACGCTTTGTTTGTTAAACCCTTTTAAACCATCCCAGCGTTTTGAAACGCCAGAAGGGTTTGTATAGGTTTTACCATTTACAAGCTCTTGCCACTTTTGAGCCGAAGCACCTAAGTCTGTAAGAGCTATTTGTAATTCATCGTATAATGTTATCCCTAAAGCATTAAGTAAAAAATAACGCTCGTACTCCGTTATATAGAAATCTAAATCCGTCTGGTTTGTTGGTGTATCTATTGGAGATACTAAAACATCCTTATTATTTGGAATATATAAACTTCCTTTCTCAAAATATGTTACGTCAATTATATTACTCATTACTTATCAGTTTTTTCTTTTTTCTTTACGTCTAGGCTACCAGATTTTTTTAAAGAATCTGCAACCTCTTGTGAAACCCTTTTAGTTACACCTTTGAATTTTACTTCAACCGTTGTATCTTTATAGTGTCCCATAGATTATGCTTTTGCTATCGCTGCTTTATCAGTTGCAAAGTCTCCTAATACGAAAGCTGGATAGTGATTAGACTTCACTCTCTGTACTAATCTAGCCTCAGCTAATATAGTTACAAAGTTTTTAGTGAAATCATCATTTTCATAACCTACATCAAAGGTTAAACCTTCACGGAATCTTACTCCAGATTTAGTAAAATCACCTACTAAGTAATCTCCCTCTGTCATTCCCGTATTTGTTACGATTGGAATACCTTTTACTACCGTATTCGCATTTGTTGAGAATGGTGGTAAGATATAATGACCGTCCGTTGCTTTTGACAAGTCCATTGCCGCAGCGTCAGAAGGATGCATAACAATATAGTTTGCTTGAAATTCAGCGATTGCAATTTGGTTGATAGCAACTCTTAATACATCTTGATTGTTCGGGTCAGTAACCTCGTTAGCTGAACCTGTTGCAAAAGAACCTGGTGAGAAAGCCGTAGCGTTCTCTGTAATACCAGTTAAGTTTTGACCTGTTCCGTCACCACTCAATACTTGAGCATCAATTTTTAAGTTGATAACCTCAGAAAGTTCTTGATTGATTTCAGACTCCATTAAAGGAATATCATCTAACATTTCTTTTGAAACCTTAATGAAAGCAGTTACTTTACGAACTGCAGCACTTGCAAGTACTAAATCAAAATCAATTTTAGCTTTCGCTGCGCCCTCTGCGGTCATTGCTGCGTCACCCTCTGGGTTAGCTTGTTGTACCCATTCCCATAGGTTAGAAGTAATTGAACCTAAGTTCACTAATTCTAAAATAAAAGGATTTCTACGTACTATTCTTGTAATACCTGATTCTCTTTCACCTGCAGGAATTTGTCCTGTTACGTTACTAGATAACATCATATTCCCAACTGCCTTAACAGTCATACGAATATTAGTTTTAGAATCCCCACTTTTCATAGCGATTAATTTATCTTTGTTTTCTTCAAGTAAGTTCATTACTTGCTCCTTCATAGATAAATGAGTGTTTGAAGTTTTCTCATTTAACTTCGCAGTCAATGCCTCAATTTCGCCACTTTGCTCTTTTTGAGCGTCAACTAGATTTTTGTTTTCGTCAACTAAAGTGTTTACTGTTTTTTTCAACTCTACTGAGTCTTCTTCAATGGCTTTTAAAATTTCTGGATTTAACCCCTTAAAGGCTACCTTCAACTTATCTTCCATCTTTGTTCCCATAGAAGATTCTATCTTCAATATAAGAGCATTAAATTCTGTTTCGTTCATCTTTCGATTTTTTAAAAATTAAAAATTTATTTTACTAATTGCACTAAGTATATCGAAAGTGCTATCTGCGGCTTCCTTTTGAGTGCCAAAATTCTTGATTAAATCAAGTACTGACGGCTCAGACTTACTGTTTATTGTTGGCGTTATAGGGTTGCTTCCCATTGGTACTGCAGACCCTTCAATCACCTTTGCCTCTGTGACAACCCAAAAGTAACCTAAATTTTCGGCATCTTCCTTGTTTATCACCTGAGATATGTATTTATCGTAGAAATCTTTTTCTTTTTCGTATTCTTCATCATTAATAGCAAGTTCCATTTTTACGTATCTCATTCCTACTGAATGGTTAGTTACGAAGCCTTGCTTGTATTGTTCAAACATATAAGGATTTCTCGATTTCTTAACGTTTGACTCAAAAACTAAAGCCTGTGTATTTCCAATAGCATTAAGACCTAATTCCTTCCAAGAGATTGTTTCTGCGGTAGCCTTTAAATCGTCCCCACTAGCAATAATCTTATCAAAAGAATTTGATTGATGCTCTTGAATATGCATAATCCTATTGTTTTCTTTTAATGACTTATTCCAAAGTCCTGGGATATGAACGTCTCCGTGTGAATCTAAAAAGTTAGTAGTATTGATAACTGCTTTAACTTTAATTTCATCCTTGTTTTCCTGAGAACTTTCTCCTTTGTTTATAGCTTGAATACCTTTATACCTGTCTAGCGAAGCGTACCCGATACTATCTGCAAACTTTAAGATACTTTTCTTTTGAGAAATCAAAATCTCTTTGTTCGCAACCAAAAAAGCATATAGCTCTTTTTTTGTTTGGTGGTCTGGAATATCTAATTTCATAACTTATTTTTTAATTATTTTATTGTCCTTTACTAGCTTATTTCTTTTTGCTATAATATTCTTCAACTCTTCTTTACTCGGTTTCTTATTGTGTTCCATTTAAATTTGTATTTTGTTCGGGCGTACCATCTATATTGGTATTAGGTGCGGCTGATATTATCTGTATCTCTTCTAATTGAAGGTCTCTATCGAACCCACACATTTCAAGTGCTACCTCTTTAGGTATTCCCGTGATTAATAAATCATTTAATGCTTTTGCTTTTTTACTAACTCCTTCATATCTTTCAATAAGAATGAATTGCATAATAGGTAAGTGTTCAAAACTCCCAACCAACTCTAAATTATCGTCATTTAAAAGTTGATTTAATACTTGAGAGAAAGAATTAATACTTGCCTGCATTTCATTTTGGATATATGAAACCATTGACTCCTTGAAGTTATTGTATGTTGTTTTTTTTGCTTCTAGTGAGATAATATCTTTAGGGATATGTAAAGCGGTATATATTAAGTTGCCATCAACTTTTACTGACTCATCAAGACCTAAGTCTCTTAAAGCGATATGCATTGTCTGCCAATTAATCGAAGCCTTTGTTACGATACCTCTTTTACGGAACCATCCTAGTCCGTAGTTATTCTGTAATAAGTTTTCGGCTTGTTCTTTATCTGCAGCCTGCATTGGAAAATGCTCATTATTACCTCCACTTATTAATTCTTTTCCGTTAGTCTTTAAAATTATATTCTTAGCGATTAAAGAATCCCCTGTATTTATTAAAGTTTGCCTCAAACCATCTATCCTTGACTTAACCTTGTAAAAGTTTTTGTCTAGCATATTTGGTAAGTCATAAAAGAATATTAAATCTTTTACATTTATTTTTAAGTTTTCTCCCTTTTTATCGTAAATTATTTCTTGACTCCCAACTTGGTTTTCTGTTGCTTTTGAGTTTGAAAGTATTTTTGATTTGTAGTTCTCTGGCCACTTAATTAAATCAGAATCAAGTATGTAAATTGAATCAATATCTTTACTTGCGTTAAAACCTTTAGGTCTCTTTAAATAACCTACAGCCCTTCCTTGAGCAATCATTATAAATTGTAAACTCTCTAAGAAATCTGACTGTGTTTGATATAAACTTGGTCTCTCTAAAAGCTTAATTAACCAGTGATTTTTAACTTGTTTTTTTGAGTTCTTATCTATTACTTTAAATTCAGCTTGGCTGAATAGTTTTGATATGAAAAGTAATGCTGGTGTTAATATTGGGTGGTTTTGACTTATATCAAGATTTGACATAGATTCATAGCTTCCGAAACCCTCACCACCGTTTTTAACGTACCAGTTAGAACCTTCCTTGTTTCTTGTCCAAGTTAATTTTCTAAGCTTATCTAAAATGTTAAACGCCATTGAATACGAAATTTCTACCAAAAGTAATAAAAATATTTGTAATAATTACATTTCGCCTTTTAATATTTTATTTGCAAAATAAATGTAAGTTTTTTTTACTGCTTCTGAAACGTCGTGGCGACCTTTCGCTCCTTGAGAAAGGAGCTTATCAAACTGTTTTATTTTTTGTTTGCCTATTTTGTACTCAATTTTTATATATCTACCTACAAAGACTGGGTAAACCTTAATATCCTTCTGAAAGGAAATAGACATTGCTTTGTTTATATCCATAATTTTTTACGTAATATTACTCATTTCGTTCCTCATTCCGTCATACTACTTTCAACGTTAGATAACAAACATTAAAACGTTTTTTTATCTAGGTGTTATAATTAATATTTGTCCGATGTCACAATCAACGCTAACTGTTCTTTTCTTTTTGTTCATTGTTTTACTTGGTTTGGTAAGTTTAATTGCCTCAAATTCTAATAATAACTTTGCGTAAAACAAATATTTTAAAAAGCCATCTACACCGCTTAAAAAACTACCTAACAAATAGCTTAAACTTTTTATCTCCATTTACAAATTCTATATTTCCATTTATTGGAATTTCTATTGTAAACTTATTGCCTTTGTATTGTGCTATTTCTACAATTGACTCATCATCAAATTGAAAAAATAATTTTGGTTCTGTATTAGTGCTACTCATAGATGAATTTTCAGTAATCATAATATTACTACTGCTGTTAATTTTTAAATTTCTCATTTTTTATTTAATTTAATTGTTAATATTCCGTTACACGGTTTGCCACCGCTTTTTTTAAAATACTTGTCTTACTCAATTACAGTTATGCTTAATTTTTTCTCCAACATTGAAGCCATAAATTGAACCAAGCAATTTGTATATCTATTGCGAAGTGGTATCTACCTATATTGTTTTGTTTGCAAATTTTTAGAACTAATCC